AGCTGCCTAACAACTTGCGTGACCCTCCGTAGAGGGACATAGCAGTGACTGCATACGGGGAAACGGCTTTGACGCCGTTCATGGCCTTTTCAAACCACCCAGGTACTGCAGGGTTCTCGACACGAGATCCAGCTGTAAATACTGTTCCTTGGAACTGCCCTTCAAAGTTCACAATCCACTCAATGCGGATAGCCCCAGCCGCTGGCAATAAACCGTCAGCAATTACACCCAAATAGGGTGTTCCTGTAGGAAGGACTGAACTTGTGTTCTCATTGGGCCCATTTGTGGTGTAGAATTGGAAATCCTCTTCATCCTCAGGTCTCCACGTCATTTGGCCGCCGAAACGAACAGCATCATACTTGTTCCATTGAGAATACGCTTGCACGCCCCCAGAGTTACTGAGATTAGTGCCTGCGAAATTATTCACAGTGACAGTGCCTGGCACTTGGAACATGCAGATAGAACCAGAGTCGTTGGTGGTGCTACCCACGTAATAAACCTTGATTCCGGCTGATACGGGTCGATAGCGTCCGTAGACGCTTTGAATGGCGGTCAGTTGAGTTGCAGGCGACCAGTTTGTGGGTAGTACCAACGTGCTAGTGGTCCCTCCACTCGCCCCTAGCGTCATGTTATTGACGTCCAGGGCTAGGAAGAACGCGCATATGGAACCGCCAGCGCCGGGACCAAGTTGAGCTTGGCCTTTAACTGAGAAGCATCCTGCTCCTTTTGATCCGTCTGGGATACATGCGCTCTTATTCCAAGGGTCCAACATGGAAGCTGCAAGACTAGGGTTCTTGTTCCCTCCCTCACGGGGACGGAAAGTACCCTTTCTTGATGCCGGTGCGGCTCTCCTTGTAGCCACACGCGACGTTTGCGCACGATCTCGGGCTGATTGCTGAGCTCGTCTCTTCTTTTCCGCTTTAGATACATTTTTGACTCCTGGCATTTGTATTTCCCCGCTAGTTAACATTACGGGGGCAGGTGTTGGAGGGATAAAAAACGTAAAATCCCCACTGAGTGCTGACTGTAGACCTTGAAAGAGGCGGTGGCAGTATTTTGGTTCAACCAGATAGGGTAGCAAAGCTGACTCTACCTTTCGATCCAATATCTCTCCACGGGCTCGTTGAGCGGCGCACCACTCAAGAAGGCGCGAACGCACCTCCGCTTGTAAGGTCTCATGCCCAGTTAAACAAATGTACAGGGCCACCCTTTTCATAAAAAGGGTGGTAAAATCTCGAGTTTTGTCGTATGCCAATGATGACAACAACTTGTCGGGTAAAAACCGATATCGCAGTCGTTTTCCGTCAAAGTAAGGCTGTGACGATAGAAACTGCATTTCCTCGAATGGTATACTCTCGTCTGAAGGTGTCTCCATAAACATACCAAGGCTGTTCCAGGTCGTAGCAAAAGTGCTAGACCTGAATTCCTTAGCTGGAGACTTGTCGGACCCTGCGTTATCATCACCGGATGTAAAGAACTTTAGACGTTCCATGAACTGGTTGAAGGTCCAGCCGCACAAAATTGCGTGGTAGCAGTGAAGCGCGACGGAACCAAGCGAGTTGTCACTCGCTGTGTTCGTCTGTCCGGATTTTTGGTTTTGCATGATCACGAACCTTCCATTGACCAGGACGATAGCGTAGTAAACCTGACTATAGTAACGCCTATGATCGGCGTGCCTTTCCTCAGGCAAATAACGCTCCCTGAAATCTCTAATTAAAGAGACGAGTGCCATAGAGAAACGCGTGTCCCATTGAGCTCCGTCGCTCATGGTGTTGTGACCTGCGTGTTGTTCGATCTCCATCCACAGTCGTGTAAGCCCCGCGCCCGGAATCTTCATGCCAAGTACGATGGGGTGTAACCCCAAGTCGTCCATAATGGCATCACTCTGGCCTGCATAAAGCCAATTGCCCACGAGAGCTAACTCAGTAGGGGCTGGCAAAAACAGGCGAGCATCCTTTCCTTTTGGGCGTAATTCGGGTTT